TCCTGAAGCTGCAATCAAGGCTCTATCACCACAGGAGTACGCAGCGACAACTAGAGCTAAAAGAAAAGGCACAAAGCAGGGGAAGCAATTCGTCAAACAGCCAAAGGGCATCGCAAAGAAAACACGAGCATACAGGAAAGTAAAGTAAATGGTAAAAGCATGGTTTATAGTAGCAGTAATGACAGGAGTATATTCAGACGGAACAAAAGATATATTCATATTTGAACAACCTAAAGATCATGGACACTTTCACACTTCTGCTATGTGTCAAAAGTATATAGGGGATAACCCTTTTAAACTTGTTAAAGCTCTTGTTAGAGAGTATGGAGATAGATCCCCTGAGAAGATTATGTGTGTGCCAGAAGAAGCTATTGAATCTTTTATGGAACAGGACAAAACATAATGCTGTACGAGCCTACATGTGAAGTTTGTGGGCATCACATTGAAGATGACAGATGTGACTATTGTAGGAATACAGGCGAAAACGGTGATTGGATAAAAAAAGTTATAGAACAGGCAAGAGATTCACGACACGATCAATCAGCCTTTAAGGATAAAAAGAAGAATGACAAAAAACCTAAATGAAAAACAACAAAAGTTCATGGCTGTTTTGTTTGATGAAGCAGGAGGGGATGTAACCTTGGCTAAGAAGATGGCAGGGTACTCTGACACTACGGCAACAAGTCATGTTATAAAAGGTCTAAGAGATGAGATAGCTGACGCAACAAAAGAGTATATGGCTCGTGTTGCACCAAGGGCTGCTGTAGCTATGGGCAACGCTCTTATTGATCCTACAGAGTTAGGTATACGAGATAAGATGACAGCAGCAAAAGATTTATTAGACAGGGCAGGATTTATTAAAACAGAAAAAGTTAATGTTGAATCCTCTGGAGGTTTGTTTGTTCTTCCTGCTAAAGAAGGCAAGAATGAGTAGCACGGACTTAGGCTTTTGGACGTTACCTAAGCCAGATATAGAGATAAAAAACTGGAGTAGAATACCTAGAGTAGCAAGAACCATACCCTTTGGTTACAAACCAGATCCTGAAGACCCTGACTTTTTATTACCCTTGTCAGAGGAACTAGAAGCACTAGAACAGGCGAAGAAACATTTAAGGCAGTACAGTTACAGGGAAGTTGCTAACTGGCTAACAAAAGAAACAGGACGTTATATATCCCACGTAGGATTAAAGAAAAGAATACAAGTTGAACGAAAACGTAAAAAATCAGTTACGATTAAAAGGGAGCTTACCAGAAGGCTCGAAAAGACGATCAAAGAGATTGAGAAGATCGAAACCCAAAGTACAGGAAGTTATACCACAGAAGGAACAGCTGCCTGAAATAAACATTCAGGTACAGCCACAAGAGGTTCAGGAACAAGATGTGTTGTTCAAACCAAACGATGGACCTCAAACAGATTTCTTAGCCTCATCAGAACGTGAGGTGTTATACGGTGGAGCAGCAGGAGGAGGCAAATCATTTGCCATGTTAGCTGACCCACTCAGAGGACTAAACAATCCCAACTTTAGTGGACTGTTAGTACGACACACAACGGAGGAGCTAAGAGAGTTGATACAAAAGTCTCAGGAGTTGTATCCAAAAGCAATTCCAGGGATTAAGTGGTCAGAACGAAAGTCACAATGGGTGACACCTAAGGGAGGACGACTGTGGATGTCCTATCTAGACCGTGACCTAGACGTAATGCGTTACCAAGGTCAGGCATTTAACTGGATAGGATTTGACGAACTTACGCAGTGGGCGACACCTTACGCTTGGGACTATATGCGTTCACGACTAAGAAGTGCAGATCAATCGTTAGGACTGTATATGAGAGCAACGACAAACCCTGGAGGAGCAGGGCATCAATGGGTAAAGAAGATGTTTGTAGATCCTTCACCTCCCAACAGTTCTTTTTGGGCAACAGAGTTAGAGAGTGGTAGTGTTATTACATTTCCAAAAGGTCATAGCAGAGAGGGGCAACCTCTTTTTAGAAGACGCTTCATACCTGCTAATTTGTTTGACAATCCTTATCTAGCTGAGTCAGGTGACTACGAGGCAATGCTACTATCGTTGCCTGAGCATCAGAGGAAGCAACTGCTAGAAGGTAACTGGGATGTAGCTGAGGGTGCTGCTTTTCCTGAGTTTGATAGAGCGAAGCATGTAGTAGAGCCGTTCAAGATACCGTCTAGTTGGAGAAAGTTTAGAGCGTGTGACTATGGTTACGGAAGTTACTCTGCTGTAGTATGGTTAGCCGTATCACCTGCTGAACAGCTTGTTGTATACAGAGAGCTACAGGTGTCAAAAGTCTTAGCTGTAGACTTAGCCGACAGAATACTAGAGTTAGAAGCTGAAGATGGTACGATACAATACGGAGTTTTAGATAGTTCACTATGGCACAAAAGGGGCGACACTGGTCCTAGCCTAGCAGAGCAAATGATAGTAAGAGGTTGTAAGTGGCGACCATCAGATAGAAGCAGAGGAAGTAGAGTTGCAGGAAAAAACGAATTACACAGAAGACTCCAAGTCGATGAACATACCGATGAACCACGCCTTGTTATATTTAATAACTGCACAAACCTTATATCTCAACTTCCTAGTCTCCCTTTGGACAAAAAGAACTCCGAAGATGTAGATACAAATAGTATGGATCACATGTATGACGCACTACGATACGGTGTAATGACACGACCACGTAGCTCAATATGGGACTACAACCCTGTGAATCAGCGAACAGGCTTTCAAATCGCTGATCCTAACTTTGGATATTAAATATGGCAGAAGATAACGAAGTACCCTTTGATACAGCAGAGGTAACAGTAATGCAGGACGATGATCCTGCGATACGATCAGAGAGTGATGTAGTAAGCTTTGTACAAGGCAGGTTTAAACGAGCAGAGGATGTACGACAGCAGGACGAACAGAGATGGCTCAAAGCATACAGAAACTACAGAGGACTATATGGTCCTGATGTACAGTTTACCGAAACAGAAAAGTCTAGAGTATTTGTAAAAGTAACAAAGACAAAAACACTAGCAGCGTATGGTCAGATAATTGACGTTCTGTTTGGTAATTCAACCTTTCCTTTAACGGTTAATCCAACGATGCTACCTGATGGTGTGGCAGAGTCGGTGCATATAAACATAGACCCTAATGCAGAAAAGGCACAAGATCAATTACGACAGGCTTTTGAAGATAAACCTTCAGAGCCTTTTTTATTTTCGCCTGATGGTAAGCTACAGCCAGGTGAAACACTTCAAGATCTGCAGAACAGACTAGGTGGTAGCAAAGATAATCTAACACCTGTAACAGAAAAGCTTATAGAGGGTGATGGTAAGACAGCACAAACAGTAACATTTCATCCGGCTATGATAGCAGCAAAGAAGATGGAAAAGAAGATACACGATCAGCTAGAAGAGTCAGGCGCAAACAAGCAGTTACGTAACACAGCTTTTGAGATGGCTCTGTTTGGTACAGGCATAATGAAAGGACCTTTTGCTTTAGATAAAGAGTATCCTAACTGGAGTGAGGAAGGTGAGTACAATCCTACCATAAAGACTGTGCCATCTACAGAGCATGTTTCTATATGGAACTTTTACCCTGATCCAGATGCGTATAATATGGATGAGGCAGAATACTGTGTGCAAAGGCACAAGCTTTCTAAAACTCAGATGCGTAATCTAAAGAATAGACCTTACTTTAGAGAAGAGTCTATAGAAGATTGTTTAGACATGGGGCCGCAATACGATAAGAAGTATTGGGAAGACGATATGAAAGACTACGCTATAGAAAACTACACAGAGCGTTACGAAGTGTTAGAGTTCTGGGGATACGTAGATGCTGACATACTAGAAGAAAACGGTGTAGAGATACCAGAAGAGCTAGGCGATGTAGAACAAATCAACTGTAATATATGGATATGTCAAGGGCATGTTCTTAGAATGGTACTAAATCCATTCAAGCCAGTGCGTATACCTTACTACGCTGTGCCTTACGAGCATAACCCATACAGCTTCTTTGGTGTGGGTATTGCAGAAAACATGGACGATACACAGACGTTGATGAACGGTTTTATGCGTATGGCTATCGACAACGCTGCGTTGAGTGGCAACCTTATTATGGAGGTAGATGAAACTAACTTAGTGCCAGGTCAAGATCTTTCTGTATATCCGGGAAAAATATTTAGACGACAAGGTGGTGCGCCAGGTCAAGCTATCTTTGGTACAAAGTTTCCAAACGTAGCGTCAGAGAATATGCAGTTGTTTGACAAAGCACGAGTGCTTGCAGACGAGAGTACAGGCTTTCCGTCTTTTGCTCATGGACAGACAGGCATACAGGGTGTGGGACGTACAGCCTCAGGTATATCTATGCTTATGTCTGCAGCTAATGGTTCTATCCGTAATGTGGTGAAGAATGTGGATGACTACTTACTAGCACCTATTGGTAGAGCCTTCTTTAGTTTTAACATGCAGTTTGATTACGACCCTGACATAAAGGGCGACCTAGAAGTTAAGGCTCAGGGTACAGAAAGCTTGATGGCTAACGAAGTACGTAGTCAAAGACTGATGCAGTTCCTACAGGTTGCATCTAATCCTGCATTAGCACCATTTGCTAAGATGGATTATATAATTAGAGAGATTGCAAAAGCTATGGATCTTGATCCAAACAAGGTAACAAATAGCTTGCAAGACGCTGCGATACAGGCTGAAATATTTAAGATGTTTCAACAACAACAACCTGCACCACAGCAACAACAAGCCCCACAGCCACCTGAAGGAGAAGGTCAACCTGCACCGGCAGGAGCAGACGCTCAAGATACTACAGGAGCAGGGGGAGGACAAATAGGTACAGGTACAGCACCTGCGCCAGGTGAAGAAGGATTTACAGGTAATGTCTAAGATTAAAGAGTTAACGAATAATAAAGAACTATGGGAAGCTTTTGTAGAGGAGCTACAACGATCAATAGTAAACTATCAACGCACTATGGAGCAGACAGAAAAGCCGTCTGACATTTACAGACTGCAAGGTGCTATCTCTGCCCTTAGACGCATGATGCAACTGCGAGATATGATGAACAATGGAAAGAATTGACGAGGACGTAAAAGAACTTGCTAAGAGTATATCTGCAGGGGCGATTGCTCCTGTTGATACTCCAGTAGAAGAACCTAAAGAAGATGAAGATCCAAGTTTAACTCGACAAGCGTTAGGCTTTGTTCCTGGCGTTGGCACAGCTTTAGACGTAGCTGATGTAGCTAAAGATGTAGAGCGAGGCGATTATGTCGGAGCAGGTATAGGTGCTGCTGTTACGGCTCTTGGGTTAATTCCAGGTGCAGGTAGATTAGCCGGTAATGCTTTGAAAGCTGCAACCAAAGCGTTTAGAAAAACTGACGCTAGTGATGCACAAAAGTTAATAGATGATCCTAAGTTATTAGAGGAATGGAAAGCTAAACAAAGTCCTGCCCCACAGAAAAATTTACCAGTGACACAAAAAGCTGCAGAAGATCTGTATCAAGGAGAGATAACGTCAAAAAAATTCAGAAAGATAGTTAAAAAAGAATTACCTATAACTTCTATGTATACTCAAGATACATTTCCTGATATGCCTACAGTAACTGATATAGCAGGAGCGTTAGGAAGAAAAGCCTCTAAAGGTGTGGTAGGTGTAAAAGGTTTTGATATACCTCAAGGTACAACTGTAGGTGCTAGATTAGATATTCCTGCTTATGATAGATACAATAAATGGGTTGTTTCTATACACGATGGTGATGAAGATCTAGGATCAGTAATAGGCTATGGACAAGCTATAAAACTAAAAGATGTTAGATTTTCATCTAAACCTGGAACGGCTTTAGACATTGCTAGAGGTAAACGTACTGATCGAAAGACATTGCAAACTGCTATAGATAAAAAGACTGGCGAACCTGCCAAACAAGACAAAGCTACAATAGCTAGAGCAATAGGTAAGTATCAAAAAGAAGATCCTTATAAACTACAACAAGAAGCTTACAACCTAATAAACGATCCTGAGTGGACGCAGGTGGGCATGAATCCATATAGAGCTAGTTATTTTTACGATAAAGCAACAGGTAATCCTGTTTTTAACGCAAAAGAAGTAATACAAGTAGGACCTTTAGTATTAGCTAAAGGAATAAAAAAACCAAAACTATCAGAAATGAAAAAGTTTTTTAAAACAACTCCTGCCAGAACTAAGGATGGCAAAATACTAGCAATGAACAAAGGTGGAAATGTTATGGAACAACAAATGGAAATGGCTTTTATGAACGAAGGTGGTGTCCTCAAAGATGATGGCATGAGAAAAGATCCTGTAAGTGGTAATGAAGTACCGTCTGGTAGTATGGCAAAAGAAGTCAGAGATGATATTCCTGCACAGTTAAGTGAAGGTGAATACGTTGTACCTGCTGACGTTGTACGTTTTCATGGAGTGCAAAAGTTTGAAGAGCTACGTAACCAAGCGAAGAAAGGTTTTGGTTCGATGGAGGCAGATGGTAGAATAGGTGGTGAGCCTGTGGATGATGACTTTCCCATACCACTAGATCAGCTACAAACGTATGATGAGGGTGGCGATGTAAAAGATTCTTACGAAGAGGTTTTTGGAAAACAGTACACGCCAGGGCAAAGATACGGAACAGAGTTTGCACCCACTGGCACAGGCTTTGAGTTAATAACATATACAAGTCCTGATGGTAAAAGAACTATTGTTATACCTCACTACAATGGTAAACCTATGAGCCGTGTACCTAGTGGCTTTAGTCCATCTGCAGGTGGAGGCACAGGTGGTGGTGCAGTTAATCCACTAGGAGATGAAACAGATAGATCAGAAAGAGAAAACGAGGAAGTACAAAGAAGAAATTTACTATTTGAACAGTCATCAAAAGGACTATTTCCAGAAAAGAGTAAGCCTGAAGACATAAAACCTAAAGCACCAGAAGACTTTACAGGGCAAGACTATTTAGATTATTACAATCAGACTAAAGGTTTTGGTGCTGACGACATACTTAGAAATATACCCATAATAGGCGGCTTACTAAGTGTGCAAGATCAGAATATTAGAAACGGTGCGGCAAGTATGCTGAAGCGTAGTGCAAGAGATCTAAC